AGTACGCCGCGGAGGCCATCAGGTGATTCGCGACGGCGATGACGGGCTTTTGCGTGCGCGCCTGCAGGACCTGGCGCGCGAACTCCGTGGCGCCGGCGACGCTCCCGCCCGGGGAATTCACGTCGAACACGATGGTGCGCACCTCGGGATGCGCGACCGCGGCTTGCAGCTGCGCGCCGAGCTCCTCAAAGGAGCTGCTGCCGGAGATCGCCGTCAGGCTCGTGGCACGCGGCGCAATCGGCCCGTACACCGGGATCACCGCGACCCCCTCGCCGCGACGCGGCTGCGGCGCTGCGGCGCGCCGCGCGGCCGCGACCTCGAGCGCCTCGGGCGTCGGCGGCACTTGCGCTGCGTGGTCCGCAAGAATGCGCGCCACGATGGCGCACTGCGTCGGCAGCATCGCCCACGGATGTTCCATCGCGAACGCCAGGACGTGTTCATCTCGCATTGGTCCCCTCACGATGGCGGCGCGGTGCGTGTGGACCGCACCAGAATTTCGGCGGTGATCCCAATCTCGCGCGGCGTGCCGCACACCGGACACTGTCGATCCTCTGGCGGGTGCTCGCGCACCGCCACGACGCGACCGTCGGGACCGCGTTGCTGACAGCGGCAGATCCAGCCGCCGGGAATGCGATGCAGTAGCGTGCTCATCGCGTGATGACTCCTTCCAACCGGGCGCCGGTATAGAGCGCCGCGTCGCGCGCCGGTGACCACGCGTCTTCCCGCGCCACGAGCAGCGCCAGCGTGTCACTGTTCACGGCTTGCGCGCGCAGCGCACCCCGCCGCGAGGCCGTCAGCGCATCGGCGCCGGCCGCGCGATACGCGATCGCTAAATCGTCCGCGAGCTCGCGGTCATACCGCGCCTGGTCGAAGAGCTGCGCGCGGGCATCGACGGGGATCCGCGTGAGCCGCTGGCGTTGGCGCGCCCACGCGCGCTCGATGACCGTCGTTTCCGCCGCCGAGAGCGCGGTCGGCTCGATATCCCCGTCATCATTCGGCGGCGACGTGGCCGGCCCGCTCGTGTAGTTCAGCGGCCGCGCCAGTTGATCCGCCGTCGGGTCATCAGTGATCGCGGGCAGATTCAGCCGCGCGCGGCTTTCATTCGGGGTCACCACCGGCCGGCCGGTCAGCGTCTGGATCGAGGCGGCCTGTTCTTCAAAGCTCCCTTTGAGTTTTTCGGCGATGTTCGCCTCAAGGTAGATGTTCTCCGGGTCATCGCACTCGGGCACCACCTGGCGCTCGATCTCCTCCGCGATTTGCGAGCAGTACGGGCCGAGCGTGTCCTGATAGAGCTGCTTGTGTTGCTCACGCACGTTGCTGAACGTGGCGTGGTCCAGGATGCCGACCATCGGCAGCGGCACGTGATACGCGGAGGCGCACTCCTCACGGGTGAGTTTGCGCGCGTCGATGTACTCGGAATCCTTCGCGGAGAACGACGTCGCCTTGAACGTCATCCCGTCCTCGAGCACGGCGGTCTGACCGGCGTTGCGCGGGCCGCCGAAACGGCCCTGCCACTGCTCGCGGAAGGAGGCTTTCTGCTCCGGGGTCCACGTTTTCGCGGTCGCGGGCCGTTCGATCACGCCTTCAATGCGTGCGGCGTTCTCCCAGTAGGCGGCGCGATACGCACTCGCGGACTGCTCCTCGGCGAGCGTGCGCCGCAGCGTTTCGAGCGGCGAGATGCCGAGCAGCGGATTGCACGGATCGTAGCCGCTGAAGTACACCAGCTCCTCAGCGGGGAACAGCTGCTGCCCGCCGTGCGGCCAGGTGACCAGGAACTGCGTCGGAAAGAGCGCGCCGTCGGGACCCGGCCAGACCGCCTGCGCCGGCAGGCGCAGCAGCGCGGTCAGCATCCCGTCTGACGGGCGCCGCACCTTGAGCCAGTACGCCGCCCAGAAAATGCAGTAATCGAGCATCGTGGCTTCGAAGAGCCGGTACCGCGTCATCGACGGGTTCGGCTTCATGAGCCACTGCACGAGCGGGTGCGTCTGCGGCAGCCGCTGCCGGTCGGTGTCCGACACGCGCCGATAGGGGTGGAATTTCAGCTGCGCCAGGTTTCGCGCCAGGAAGTCGATCACCGTGCGGACGTTCGGCTGGCGACGGTAGATCTGCTCGTAGGTGGAGAACGCCGCCGTGTGATAGCGGAGCATCGGCGGCGCGACCACAGGCGCCGGCGCGGGCTGGATGAAGCCGAATGGCGAGAGGGCGCCGCCGCTTTGGATGATGGCCATCAGTCCAGCCGCTGCAGGAACGCGACGTTGCCGCGGTGCACCAGCACGTCACCATCAATCGGCTTGCGTTCGAACGTCTCAGGCCCAACCCGCTTGATCTCTTCCCCTTCGCGCACGACCAGCCACGGGCCGCGGCTCTCCCAGAGCACACCGCGCAGTGAGGTATGGGGATCACTAATCAGGTTCACGATGACGACCCGCAACAGCGCCGGAGGCGCCTGCCAGCGAAGCCAGGACCACACGCGTGCGGATCAGTCTGCGGGACCGCGGGCGAATGCCCGCATTTAAGGTTCTTTATTCGGGGCGGCGGAGGCGCGGCGAATCGTTTCGGGCAGGCTCACCCGGTCGCGGGATGCGCGATCGAGCAGTTCCTGAAAGTGCCGCGGCGGAAAGCGGACCGTCACCGGAATCGACGGCCCGGTGCGATCCAGCGGCGGGCGGCCGCGGCGGCGCGTCTCGTCCTCGCTCATACCACCACCAGCTCGGGATCCTCGGCCACGGGCGTCGTCTGATGGCGCACGGCCAGATTCCAGGCAATGCACATCGCGGTCACCGGGTCGATGCGGCCGCGGCTGCGCTTCTTGACCGGGTAGATATTGTCCTTCCCGTCGCGCTGCACGACGGCATTCGCGACCGCCATCTGCACCACCGGATTCTCGCCGGCATCGACGGTGCCGGCGAGCACCGCGGCTTCGAAGGCGAGACAGCCGCTGGACATGCCCGCGTAGGTCTGCGGGACCTCCAGCACCTGCTCGGGTGCGAAGCCATCATCCTGCACCAGCTGCGTGATCAACTGGTCCGCGTGCCAGGGATCAAAACCAATCGCTTGGATGTCCACGCGGCGCCGCCACTCGGCCAGCTCGGTGCGAATCACGCCGTGGTCCACGCGCACGCCCGGGGTGGTCCGCAGCGCGCCGGCCTTCACCCAGAGGTCATACGGCGCCCGGTCCCGGTGGGCGCGTTCGAGCAGCGTCTCCTCCGGCGTCCAGATCCGCGGCACCACCCGCCACGTCAGGCGCGTCGCGGTCGGCGGAAAGACGAGCACCATTGCGCACAGATCGAGTTTGGACGCGAGGTCGATGCCGACAAAGCACGGCTCGTGCGCCAGCTCCTCGAGCAGCCAACTCGATTGCCCGCGGCGCCACGCGTCGAGCGACAGCCAGGGCGCGCTCGCGTTGATCCAGATGTTCAGGTGTTTCTGCTTGAACTCGTTTTCGGCGGCCGGCATGTGTTGCGCCTTCCGCGCCTTGGCGGCCAGATCATCGACCTTGACCGACACGCCGTAATTCGGGTTCGCCTTGCGCCAGGTGTCCGGCGACCAGGGGTCATCCGCGTCATCGGCGTGCGCAATGAAGGCGAAATATGTCTCGTCCGCGACCACGCGATCGAGGATGTCGCACGCGTAGCGGTGCTCATCACCGCACGGCGTCTGCAGATCGTCGCCCGCGGTCGTGATCTTGAACAGAATCGGCTGCCGCCGGGCGCCGGTCGCAGTTTCAAGCACGTCGATCATGCCGCGCGTTTTCATCGCGTGGAGCTCGTCGAGGCTGATGAAATGCGGGTTCAGGCCGTCGGTGGAGTCTTCATCGGCGCCGAGCGGTTCGAGCTTCGACGCCGACCGCTCATGATGCAGGTTCACCCGCAGCACCTGGATGCGTGAGCGCAGCCCGCTGCGGAGCACCAGCTGCCGCGCGTCATTGAACACAATTTTCGCCTGATCCCGCTTCGTCGCGGCGCAGTAGCCTTCGGCCCCGGGTTCGCCGTCGAAGAACGTCGCGTACACCGCGACCACCGCATCTTCCAGGCTCTTGCCCTGCTTCCGCGGCAACTCCGCGTAGGACGTCCGGAACCGGCGCAGCCCGGTGTCCCGGTGGACCCAGCCAAAGAGCGAGCCGAGGCGGAACACCTGATGCGGCTGCCAGTGGATCGGCTGACCGGCCCACTCGCCCTTGTAGTGTTTCAGCTGCGTGCCGAACCGCAGGAAGCGATCCGCCAGGTCGATCCGCAGCGCATACGGGAACGCGCGCGTCCCCTCGCGGTCGCGGTCGCGCTGATGGCGAGCGCACGCGAGCCGGTGATACTTGCCGGCCGGCACCTTGCCGCGCAGGACCCGATCCGCATACGCGTCTATCTCATGAGGCACCAGCGGCTTACCTACCATGAGCCGCTGAGCCGTGTCCACGGAATACGGCGGGCGGCTCCACCCGTACGTCGCCGTCCTTATGAACAAAAGAGGGACACACGCTGAGCGTGCGTCTTGCCTTTCTGCGGCCGAGGTTCTGGTTTTGGCCTGCGTTTGGAGAAGAGCGGAGATCTGAAGTGATCGGCGACGGGGAACGTGTCCCCATCGCATCCCATCCCATCCCATCCCATCGCATCCCATCCGGCCGCTCGCCGACGTGGGTGGCGCAACAATCGTGTCCAGGCTCGTGTCCGTTGCGTGGCACGAAGGTGAGGCCGGCCGGTCCCGCTCACCGATCCTCTGCGGGGTCATCGGCCCGGCGCACGACTTCCAGCGTGAACGGGCAGTCCGCGAAATACCGCCGCACCGAGGCGACAAACCGCTCACCGCAGTCCCGCGACACACCGGTCACGTTCGGATGCCGGAGCGCCAGCTGCACGAGCCCCGTCAACATGAACACGGAGTTCGGCTCAAAGGTGACGGTCATGGGCGCGTGCGCGCGGAGCTCGTCCGCGATCAGTTCCAGCCATTCACGGTCATCGTCGGTCATCGGTGCCCTCAGTTCGGTTTCTGCGGGGTCGGGTGCGGCGGCGTGTCGAATTCCGCGAACGGATCGGCCTCGGGTTCAGCCGGCACGTGCACGCGCGACCGGCTTGATGGCGTCAGCCCAAGTTCCGGCCACAGCCGCGCGCACGCCGCGAGTGATTGCCGCGCGATGGTGAGATACGGATTCGGCAGCGGGAATCCGGAGGGCGTTTGCACGACCATGCCCGTGGTCTGCACGCGCGTCGTCGCATCGAGATAGCGCCCCCACTCCAGACACAGCGCGATCAAGGAACTGCGGTCCGCTTCGGTGACCTGGCGGCTGCGCCGCAGCAGCGGCGCCAGCCGTGCCCACTCCGCGGCCGCGAGCGGGTGCGCCGCGACCTCCGGCGGCGGCACGTCGAAATCAGCCGCGGGTGTCGGCGGCCGCGGTTCCTGTTTGTTCAGCGCCCGCTTGCCGGGATTCCCTTCCAGCACGCGGCGCCACGTCGGGGTCGGTTTCCGGCCCCTCATGGCACCCCCGGACAAGATTCTGTGCAGACGCGTGTAGGGCGGCAGGTGCCGAGGCTCCTTTGCTGGCGTTTGACGGTCGGGGTGGAGGCCATACCGCTCAGATTCTGATTGTAGCCTGAGCGGTGAGGCTCTACGCTGGAACTGTAGCGGCCAGATTGATTAACGGTTGCCGCTCGGGAGCCGATACACAGGGTGGGCCGATGAACCCCCGCCCAACCAAAAGGAGCTTGAAGATGACCACGAAGAGCACCCGCAAAGCCACCCCCGCGAACCCCGTCTGCACCCGCTGCGGACGCGACAACGCCCGCACCTCGCACCCCGACTGCCGCAACCGGCACGCCTGCAACGGGCGCCGCGCTGAGGCCCGCCGCGCCAGCCGGTAACAGCTGGAGACCGCGGCGCCGCAATTCCGCGGCGCCGCACCCCGCACCCGTTTTTTTGAAGGAACCACGACCGTGAACAAGACCACCTCGAAAGCCACCCCGACGCCGGCCGCCGCAGCTGCGGCCACCTCCGCGGCCCCTCGACTCGTCAAGGTGCCGGCACTGCCCGCCGCTGAGAAGGCCGCGCTCGCGGCGAAGCACGGCTACGGCCCCGGCACCCCTGCGAAGCCGGCCGGCAAGGTGAAGCCGGCGCCGAAGGGCGCACCCGCGGGCGCCGCGATGGTGACCATCACCGCCGAAGACCGCCGCGTGTGGTCCCAGGTCGGTGACCTCGCGGCGTCGGCCGGCAAGCCCGACGTCGTTCGCACCATCCAGCACGCGCTCAGCCTCGACAAGATGAGCGCCGGCACCTACGCGGAGATGGGCCGCATCTCGCTGCACGTGATGGGTAAACCGGCGCCGGCCCCCGCGGCGGCGCCGAAGCAGCCGGCCCCCGCACCCGTGAAGCCGGCCGCTCG